CTTTTCCCTAGGTCGGTTGTGCACGGATAGTAGTACAGACGCTCAGCCCACTCGATAAGAGGTTTCAAAAATGGGTGTTGAATACTGTCATTCCGGGTGTTGGCGGCTAACATATTAGGCGCTGCCTGGAACGCCATGTAGTCCTTCAGCCCCGACGCATAAATGCGTCCTATGCCGCCTTGACCTCTCTCCAACAGCCGCTCTTCATCGCAGGTGAAAACTTCCGTCTGAACTTCCGTATTCAGCACGTGTAAGTGATAAGAGCACGTCTTATCGTCATTCGATTCGAACTTGAACGTGAACGTCCCGTCGGCCGGAGGTCGGCGCCCCATTAGACACTGCGAAAGACTCTGAATGACGTTTAGTGTGCGAGACTTCCCCGACGCATTTCTGCCAACGATGAGATTAATGGGTTGTAAGTTTATAGGAAACAACCGCCAATAATTGGGCGAATTTTCGTGCTCAAAGTATTCAATCGTAGTCAAGCGCACCGGGATACCTCAAAGTGTATTATTCTGAGTATGCATGTCTAGGCTGTCTCGGCAAGAGGCGAACAACGGGGTTCGATCTCGGATACAGGCTGTGCCAACAATGGCAGCTGCTTCTACGGTAGTTTTTTTGGCGGTACCAGTTTTTGCGTAAAATTATTGGTACGTGCGCCGGCGGAATCTTCCATCGGGTTTTTCGCACACCACACGAGTTAACGATCAGAGATGCCATAGTACTCTCAGAACGGCCGAGGTGGCGCTAGGCCGCCCTCGGCTCAATCTTCTGCCCAACCATATCCTCTGGCCATTGATGTACCTGCTCAATCGTCACACCGTCAATCCGCACAACTGCGTGGTCGATGTGGCCGCCGATGCCATAAGCCGGGGGAAGGTCGGGCTTGACCGGGTTTGTGCCGGGCGTTTGTCTCATGAGGTCTATCGCGGCAACGCCAGCAGGAAAAAGACCGTTCTCAAAATCAGCTTCCACGAGCGGCACTTCATTCCCGCCAAAGGCATTAGTTCCAACATTGAGCAGCGTCCATGCTGGCAAACCTTCTATGTAGGAGTTGGTTGTTGCGTAGAGAATGATCGGTCCTTCCTCTTCGGATATCCCAGCAACGACCAGTTCAAACCCAAAGTCCGGCGTCTGGCCTGATCGAGCGGAAAGAGTTTTTTGCAGCCACTCCATTGTTTCATCAAAACCCGAGGCCATCGAGCGCAAAGCGATCGCGTCGGCAACAAGCTTGCCCGCATCCGCGTTGCCGCGGGTGACAACGGCGAGAGAACGCCCTGTAGCGATCTTCGAACGGATATCTACTAGAGTGCCGTCCTCTCGATAAACCGCGCCGTCAGCCATGAGCTCGACGCGGTCCGGGTATTTCAGTGCGATGAATGCCGTCATGCGGTTTCTCCGAATTTGAAGAGCGAGCCGAGGATGGATGTGCCACCACCGCCGCCGATTTTAAAGATGTTGCTGAACACGTCATCGAGCAGTGCGGCCCCCACACGTTTCAAGGCATTGGCAAAAACATCCGCTGCCTTCTCGCCTTCTAAGAAACCGTCAACGACACCGCGCGTCACGTCATTTGCTGTGTCCATTGCGTGCTGTGCCGACTCGCGAATTTCGTTCTGCTTCTGGGCGAGTCGTTCTGCCGCCGAGCCGGCGCGAGCATAAGCCTCAGCGGCGGCGTCAATCTCAGCGGCCAGTGCGGGGGTAACCTCTTTGCCGGCCTTCTGAGCGGCATTGATCAGGTCTTGTTTGGCGGCAGCCTTTTCTACGGTGAAGCCATAATCATCAACCAAGGGGTTCAGAGAGGCCTGTGCGGCATACGCCGCGGTTAGGGCTGCCGTGCGCTCCCTGATCTGCTCGATTTCGCGCTGATACTCGTTCTCGCGTTTAGACTTCCCGCCAGAGCCTGATTTGCTGGCTGTGACTTTGTAATCGTCGATTGAGACAGGCTCAACTTTTGGCGCTGCCGGCAACCGCCCGCCCTTGGGAATCTTGGGCATCGCCGTTTCTTCAAAAGCCGCGTTGATACGGTTTTGAATGTTGTCTTGCTGGATAGAAGAACCGATCGTGCGGCCGAGAAACGCATCATTCTGGAGCTTCGAGATTTTATCAAAGACACCAGGCAGACCGCCGAGCGCGCGCTTCAGCTCATTGACTTCACCAACGCCGTTACTAACCCAACCGATGAATTTACCAAGGTCACTTTCGGCGACATCGACGACTACGCGGCCAAAGTCTTGGACGATGCCCGACAGCTCATTTATGCCTGATCCAAGCTTTTGACTGGATCCTGTAGCCTTGTCGATCTTGCCAGCGGTGTCCACGAGGACGTTTTGAAGTCGTACGAAATTGTTGGCGGTGGTAGACTGAGCTCCAGCCAACCGGCCGTCGAGCGTAGCTGCACCGACGTCGAAAGCGCGAAAGAAAGCTTGGGAGGAAACCTTGCCGTCGACGACGAGCTGTCGAAGTTTGGCAACCGATCCGCCCGCCTCTTTCAAACCTGCAGCAGCTGCCTGAGCTATTGTCGGCGCGCCTTCGAGCACAGAGTTAAACTCTTCGGCGCGCACAACTCCGCCACCTAAGGCCTGTGAAAGCTGAAGCAGCGCACCGGACGCCTCGGTCGCCGATGTGCCACCGGCCCGCAATGCCATAGCGATCTTGTCAGTGAAGCCGATTAATTCTACCTGGCCGACCCCTAGCTCGTTCTGCGTGAGAGATAGCTTCGAATATAGGGTCGTAAGGGATTCTACAGGCGCCGCATTCTTCTGTGCCGAAGCAAACAACTGCTCATAGACGTTGGTCAGTTGCTGGCCGGATAGTCCGGCCGTCTTGAGCGAATTCTCGATCCGCTTAGAGGCATCCATAAGCTCGACGGACGCCTTGATGGCTGCGCCCGCAGCGAATGCTGCTGCAAACTTTCCTGCGGTGGCTGTGGCGGCGCTGGCGATGCGATCACGCATACCTTCCGCGCCTTTCTCGATCTTCCGAAAATTGCGATCGGCATTGCGTGTGGCGCTCGCGATCTTCTTTTCAAAATCGGCAACACGTGCCTCGAGAAGCACCGCCAGCCTTTCATACTCAGTTGCCATTTTTCTTGGTGCTCCTAACTGCCTTGGACATCGCGCGCTTGATCTTCTGGCCCGCCTTTTTCTTCGCGATCCTGAAGCCGACAAAGAAATAGGGCTGCGCCGGTATAGCGGGAATTTCCGCGCCTTCGAATTTGCCGCCAGCGATGTGAGAGCGGGTGCCAAACTCGACGAGGTGCGCATAGCGAACCTTTGAGTTCCCGGCCGTGATCATTGCTGCGTTTTCTGGCACGGTGGTCGCTCCGCCTGGCTGGCTGTGCGCTGGCGTTCTTTGCCCGCCTGCGGTCACCACGATGCTTTCCTTGAGGTCGCCGTCATCAACGGGAGCAAGCGCCTTCATCACATCAGCAACATCCTGTGCTGCCGACGTGATTGCTGGCCGGGTTTGCTCGCGAACGGCGCGCGGGATTCGTTCCAGCCGCTTCTTTAGGCGGTCCCAGCCTTGAACCTTAGCCATCGACGGCGGCGCTCTCCGCGGCCGGTTCCGGATCGACCTCGGGAACGCCCTTGCCGTGGAAGAAGGCATCCATGATCCGGACGACCAGTTCAAAATTCTCAGCCGCCGGCCGCTCCTCGACATATGTGCGCACTAGGCGCAGCGCGTCTTTAGGTGCCGTGCCGCCGCCGATGAGGCCGAGGCGAACCAGCTCGCGGGCGTCATTGAGGCCAACAATGCCGGTGCGCGTGGTATGAAGCAGGGTTGCGTAAAGGGACCGCTCATTGGTTTTTTCCCACTCGCCGGCAAGAGACCATGTGAGGGCAAATTTGTATGTGCCGTCGGCGAAGTCGTCTTCGATGAGGGCGAAGGGTTGTGCTTCGGTCATGGAATCTCCCTTTTGTTTCTACTCGGTAGTTGGTGCGTGAGGCATTGCGAAAAACGCAATATATGGTGCTTTATTGAAAATTTGCGTCTATATGTGCTAACGATAGCTGTCTAGACGATTCGCGGAGGAGTGAAGCAATGGCTAAGAACGAAAAGACAGGTGCCAAGGCAGGTAAGGCAGCATCAAACGTTCTTCGGGACGGCAGAACCGGGAAGGATTCTAAGACAGCAGCGGGCTCTGCACTGTCCCAGCGCCCCGACAAGAAGAAATAATGATGCAGCGGCTTCGGTCGAGCGCCATATCCGCTGTCGACTACAATCCGGCCTCGTCTACATTGAGGATCTGGTTCGTGCAGAGCGGCGGCCCTTACGACTATTATGGAGTTCCTCAGTCAATCTATGAAGGGCTTCTCCGCGCGCGCTCAGCCGGCACATACTACAACGACTATATACGCGATCGATACTCATCGAACCGCTGAGGGACGCCAAAAAACCTAATGATTTCTCGCGCGCGCTTGCGCGCACGCGCGAGGCGAAAATCTGTGTTTGCATTTGAATTGCGTTACCGCGCCGCTCCGGCAAAAAGTCAGGTCTCGACTTTTTTTATGCCCCCGGCCTACCCGAGCTCGATGGGATAGCCGTCCACGCCGTACTCGACGACCTTGCGCCCGCGCTCCATTGCCTGCTTCGCGCTGTCATGATGATGACGGCAAAGGCTTTGAAGATTGTCGGGATCAAAGAAAAGATCCTCATTGCCATCATGCTTCTTGATGTGGTCGACAACCTCGGCGGCAGTCACCTCTTCGGTAGCCAAGCAGAAGCGACACAAGGGCTCTTGCATCAACTGCCGCTCTCTAAGGTCAAGCCAGCGCTTCCGTTTATAGAGGTGTTGCCACTCAGCGCTCTTGGCGCGTGTCTTACTGCGCCACATGCCGCTCACCTACAGATAAGACGCCTCGCCGCACGTTGTAACCTCGCGCACGTTGACCGCCTTGGTGCGTCCGTCCATACCGGTTACGCGGTCAAAGTCGAAGCGCTGGCCGATGCGCGGTGCCTCTGCGTCGGGCATGGCGCTGATGTGCACGAAGTCGCCGTCGTTACCACGCGAGCCGTCCTCTTGGATGAAACCGAAACCACGGTCTGTCATCCACTTGATAATTCGTCCGGATGCCATTGCATTCCTCATATGTGTATTGGGAAAAGGGGCGGCCAGCCGCTGGGGCTCAACGACTGGCCTTTGATAGTGCGGTCATTCGATCAGCCGCACTATCTGGATGGGCTTAGTTGGGGCTTAGGGCGCCGGTCACAAACGCCTCAGGGCGGTAAACCGCGAACGCAAGGCGTTCCTCAATTCGGATTGTCGCCATGTTCTTTTCGAAGTCGTCAGTGTTCTCGGTGGAGATCATAACCTCGACTTCCAGGCGATCGAAGATCTGTGCGCCTTCACCGAAGGCACCGGTCAGGAACGTGCCAGGAGTCATGGCGTTCGTTGCAACGACAGGCAGGTTCCATAGCAGCGGAGCCTGAAGCCCAAACGGGCTCTGCGCGGCGATGTATCGGCCCTCATTGTCCTTCGTGCCAATGATCTTTCGCCAGTCACGTCGATTGAGGACGATAGCGTTGACTGCAATCTCTGCGTCTTCGGCTTGGCTGATAGCCTGCAACAACCGGTCGATCGGGGTCTCGTCTTGTGCGGTCCAAGTGGGCGCGAACAGCGCGGCCTGTGGTAGCAGACCAAGAAGGTTCTGACCTGTGCCGTCACCTTTCAGAATCTGCGCTTCCTCGACGAACTTCAGGCCGTACGTGCCACGAAGGCCGATGTAGGCCGCAAGTGCCGGCACGTCATCGAGCATCTGACGGCTAATCTTGAAGGTGTGTGCGAGCGTGCGAACCGGCGCCGAAGTCATGTCGAAGGTGAGATCGGAGCGTGGCTTGAGCGTAGTCTCAGCCACCATGGCAGCGTTGTTGATGTAACCAGTTTCCTTGACGTACTCAACAGAACCGGCAGTCGTGCGAGCGGAGCCGATGACGTCGCGAACACGAAGCTCTCGGTCGTACGGCGTGATGATGCCAGGCAAGCGCTGCGAGGGCACAAGCGAGGTTGCAGGAGAGCGACCGGTACCGACCGTGGTGTTGGCCGACGTGATGGCGGCACTTTCGCCGGCGATCTTGATGATTGCCTTTGCGTCGCGGAAACTCGAAGAGACCTCGCCGATCTTGTCGGAGTTGGCAATGGCGGCAGCCAGCGGGTTATCTTCGATGACGGCGTTACGGACTTCGTCAGGCATGCGGGCGAAGCGCTGCTCCAGACCAGTCAAACGGGCGCCAAGGTCGCCAGTGGCGGTGTTAAAAGCAGATGCTAGTTGCTCGATTTTTTCAGCAATAGTGTCAGTCATTCAGGTGTCTTTCTGTGTGTAAGAAAACGCGTCGATGTACGCCAACATTGGCGGTAAGTGCGGTCGCGAGGGCTTGTCTGGATTCGCGGCGTTCCATGCGTCGATTTCCTCGACGTGCCGCTTTGCCTGGCGATAGAGATCGCGGTGCGCTGCGATCTGATCTGGCGTTCGGTGCTTTCGCGTTATTGCCTCTATCCGTGCAGCAACCGGATTTGCTGCAACGCCAGCCTTCGCTGAAGCCGCATCAGCTCGAATTTCTTCAAGCAGTCGGGTGATCTCAGATGTCATTGAGCACTCCGCCACTCTCGCGCCAGGGCCTCGAATGCCCGACCGGAAAGGACAGATTGCTTCACTGCGCCAGCAGATTGCTGCGACCCAAATACGGCATGAATGCCATTTCCATCGACATCAACGAGAAGGTCTGCGCCGGGATTAGCAAGATCATTGCGCAGCACTAGGCTTCTAATGACCGGCGCAAATGGAATAGTTTGCCCGCCGTCGAAAGCGGCCGCGATTGCCTCCAATAGATTCATGGACAGATCGCTGGAATGGATTCGGGAAAAAGTTTCGACGCTCTGGCCGACCGACCCAAGACCGTTGTCAGCAAGTATTGCGATAAGCAATTGCGCCATCTGGTCGGCGGTGAGAGGTGGGTATGCTCTCCCTACTGCTTTCGGTAGAACTCCAGCATCAGACGCGCGCTGCGCCAATGAAGTGACGCGACCAAGGCCGATGCCTAGGTATTTCGAGATAGCAAGACATGCCGCCGCTTTACGCACGGTCGCCTCCTTTCATTTTTGAAAATGAATGTTTTAGAGTTTAAGAAAATCCAGGCAGGCGAGCGCGCGTGACCAGTAGCGCGCTCTAAGCCCGATCAACCGTTCGCGAGGAGTGCCAAACGGGATTGCATTGCTGCGGGTACATCCGCCGTCAGCAAATTGGTGCCGGAGCCTGCCCGCTCCGGCTTCTGATAACGCGACCCAAGGCCCCGACGTCAGAAACAGAAAAGGCGCCCCGAAGGACGCCAATTGAAATTCATGAAACCATTATATCAGATCAGGGCCGACCGACCCCCACCCCCCTATGCGACTTTGAGAATGGCGGCGCGATTATCGTTTGCAGCTTGATGCCATGTCTTCGGCAGATCGCCGGACTTGCGCCCCAGAGTCGAGACATGCGGATCTTTGATGGTGGTGCTGGCGGCCTCAGCCTGGCGTTCCC